TCTGTATCAAAAATATGAAATCCCCGTTCATCATTTACATCATTCCAGAACATTTCATATGGATTTCCTAGATAAAAAACTGTCACATTATCAGAACGAGTGTGATAATGTCCCGAAAAAACAAGTTTGAATTTATCAAAAACTTTACTTTCTAACCCATGTTCCATCACAAGTTGTTTATTGACTCTAAATCCTTGAAGTTCAAGATGTCCCATCGCACATTTGGATGATGACTTTCGAATCATCTTTAGAGTATTCTCTTCATTTTCTTGATTAATCCAAGGTATAAAAAGAACATTCAATTTATCAAGTTTAACTTCTATTGGTTCAGAATATACAGTTACATTGTCATACTCACGAAGCAGTAAATCTACAGCATTCACTTCATTAGTGTTTTTATAGTAACTATCATGATTGCCAACAATTAAATGTAACTTGATACCTCTTTGCTTTATGGGATCAAAAATATTATCTTTAGACCAAGATAGGGCAGAAAAATCAATACCTTTACGACTATCAAAAGCGTCTCCCATATGAACAATTGTTTTAATTCCTTTTTCATCTATTGTCGGAAAAAAAACATTATCATAAAACTTTTTAAAATAATCATGAAAAAGTTTAGAATTTTTACGAGCACCGTAATGAGTGTCTGTAATAATGGCGACTTTCATTCAGTAACGAAGTTTGGAGTGAATATTATCCTTAATAGAATTATAGTCGCTGTAGTTGGATCCGTCAAGGCTATTGTCCTCAAATACTTCCGAGAACCCAGACCTTTCAAGAATTTTATTTTTGATTTCTAGTTGACGCTTCTCTCTCTGAATACGACGGAGAAATGCATAGTGAATAATTTGAGTGAAGTATGCAAAAGGGTTCTGGGACTTCTCTGGATTGAAATTATGAATGTACTGCACACAATTCTCAATCCCATCAGAAATCATATCTTCCTTAAACATATAGTTTACGAAGTTAGGTTTGAAGGAGAGATGATTTGCAATCTTAAGAAAGCATTCTCCAACATAACGAGGAATAACTGGCTTGGGTTTATCTTGAAGACGAGCAATCTCAACATCCTCACGATACTTAATTAGAGCAGCAAGAAACTCTTTGTTATTGACGTAATGCTCTGACCTTTTTCTCTTGGTCATAATTGCTGTGGTTATCATAAATTCTTATCATTATTATGTAGATATTATAACACTTTCATATGTGCTTGACAAGGTGTTTGAAAGTGTGTACAATAACCTTTGTCAGGGTTAAAAGGATTGTATTAGCTACCCTTAAAGATCTTTTCTAATATTTCTTTAGCATCATTAACATTTGCCAAATATCCCATTCTACGATTAATTTTTGAATTATTTCCTTCTTTCTTTGATTGTCTAAGATAGTTTTGATAAACCACTATCATTTCAATATCAGAGGATTCAGTCATTGTAAGCACATCTTCCAATTTTATAATAAATAAATCTTCACTTGTTGTTTTTAACCAAGGTTCCAATTTATATCCAACTACTCCCAATTTACTACTTTTAATTTCGGATATAATTACAGGATTTGAAACAATTAGCATAGTTCTATCTTCTTCTTCAGAAGCTGCTACTTTTGCGAAGATTTCCTCTCCGGTTTTTAATTTAACTGTCGCATAAAAATCTTCTTCTATCATTGCTTTAATTGAATTGTGATTATCTCATAATTGAAATTTTCTTCATTATAGATTTTGATTCTTTCAATGAGATGATTTAAAGTATAATTTTTTCTTGACTTATATGAACAATCATCAGCAATATCATATAAAGTTGCTTTTACTTTGTCTTTTCCTTTTCTAAGAACTCGTCCAATACTTTGAAGATTACGGACTCTTGATTTACTTGGAGAGGCAAAGATAACATTATGGAGGTTTTTAATGTTGATACCAGTAGAAAAAGTTCCATAAGAAGCAACAATGATTGCATTATTCTCTCTTTCAGTAATCTCCCTAACTAATTCTCTTTCTTCAGCATCAACACCACCGTGTACAAAAAATACTTTACGGTCATCTCGCTTATTTTTATTTATATTTTCATAGAGTATTGCTCCGTGTGCTTCTACTCTGGAAAAAAGAATCAAAGTATTTCCTTTTAGATCTAAAGCAAGATTTTGAATGAATTTGTTTCTTTTTTCGTGAGATATTAAATATTGAATTTCATCCTCATAAGTTTCAAATTTTTGTGGTGGGTGTTTAAGTACAAGACAACGAATATCAAGTTGTGATAAATGCCCTTGCCTCATTAACTCATCAGTTTTTGTAACTTTGTATGATGGACCAAATAATCCCTCAAGTACCCATTTATGAGTTTGTGTTCCATCTAAAGTTCCAGTAAAACCAAAACGATATTTTGCGTGATGAAGTTTAGTCATAATTTCAATAAGTGATTTGCTCTTGAATAAATGAGCTTCATCACCTATAATGACACCATACTCTTCAAAAAATGAACGTTCCAGTTTATATACAGATTGCCAGGTTGTAATGGTAACTGGATATTCATTTGTTTTCTCTCTCCCAGAATAAATGCGGTGACAATATGACTCAGCATCCCAACCATAATCCTGAAAGTCCTTATACATTTGTTCTACCAAACTTGTCGTGGGAACAACTAAAAGTATTTTTTCGTTCCTATCTACGTAGTATCTCACTAACGAATAAATCATCAGAGATTTGCCTGATGCAGTGGGACTTATTAATAGCTTTCGATTATGTCTTAGAGCATCGTATACTCCCTCTACTTGATACGAACGAGGTGTATGAACGCAAATAGATTGCATATAACCTTTAACACCTTCTAGAGATATTTCTTCATTAATCTCAAAAGGTTGTCCGTAGAATTTATTCTCTTCAAATTCGTAAGTGTAATTATATTGCTTACAAAAAGAAACAATTTTATCCAACAATCCAACATAGATTTGCTTGGATCTCATATCATATAAATGAATTTCTCCATTCCAATTTCTACCACGATACTGTGGCATAAATTTTGCATTTGGAACATCAAACTTAAAATGATCTCTTAACTCATATTCGATATGAGGTTCTGTCTTAATTTTAAGAAATACTTCGTTTGATTTTGATATTACAAGATTTGCTGTTCTATCACTCACACATCTTCATTCATCTATGAATATTTATTTACCCCAGTCCAGCATTAAATCTCATAAACTCAATTGAATTTTTAATTTGATATGTTCTGTTTTGTATCATTTTGAGAATGCTTTCAATGTAAGTAAGCATTGTATCGTAATAATCTATTTTTAAACACACGGATGAAAGTTTTTCATCTGCATCAAGATACTTTTGCATAGTATCTTTATCCCGAATCTTTTTGGGAAAGGGATTTTCTACATAAATTTCTGGATCAGATTTTCCGGAGTAATATTCATATCTTTCGTGTCGAATATTTCTTTTTTGTTGTTCTGCTTTTTTTCTTAAAAGAAAAATTGTATTATACAAATCAAAATATTTTGCGTGAAGAACTGGGATATTCAAAGATTCAGTATGTAAATTATCCGGATCTATTTTTGAATCTTTTTCCCACATTTCTTGAATTTTATCAAGATCAATGCTCATAGTGGATTTCCACTCAAATCAAGTATATTGTAGATAGTATACTTGAAACCTACGTCTGCTGTAAAGTATTGAATGTCTGTTTGAGTTGCATCAAATGTAAGAGTGCTCAAACTATATGGAAATAAATCATTAAATTTAATTTGAAAATTTGCAATTTGACTACTTTTTAAAATTTGTAGGGTCGCATCAGAATAAATGTTTAAACCTTTTTGTACATAATTTGCTCCACCATATGCATCAGAATTATTCAAATCTGAAAACTGACTTAATTTTTCTGGATATCCAAGTCCACGAATCCAATTTTGAATCGTATTATAATTTTCCAAATCTTCATCAACCAAAAATTTTATATTGAAATCTCCAAAAACAATTTTATCTCCAGGAATATCAATATCCTTTAAATATGATGGTTGATTTGCAATGCCTAAAGTAATATCTGGAATATTTGCTTCGTTGCAAAAAAATGATACTTTTGGAAATCTTGTCAATGTAAATTTAAATCCTGTTGGGGATAAAAAATTTCTATTTTCTATCTGAGAATCTCTTGCCATTTTTTTAAATATTTAGATAAAAAAAGGGACCCTTTTAGGGTCCCCTTCACAGTTTGATTCAAAATGAATCACATTAGGTTCTTAACAGAAACTCTACGATAGTAGCGGTTAGCATTAAGAAGAAGTCTTCCAAGACCCTGAGTGGTTCCTTCTGCAAATGGATTAGCAACAAGACCATAACGGGTCTTAAAGCCAATTTTAGGCTGGAAGGAGTTCTCACCAACGGCACGAACCATTTGGAGAGGAACATAAGGGCAATAGAAGAGTCCAGCGTCATAAGGTGAAGAACCCTTATAACCAACGACATAGTACTGGTTACCTGGAGTTGCGTTAGCAGAAGTCAGGTTAGCAGCATATGGGTCGATGTAGACACGGAATTTGCCCATCAGAGTACCAGCAAAAGTATTGCCAGTATCATCAACTGAAAGGTTTGCGTTGAGTGCGGGGGTGTAATCGAGAACACCAGCCATTGTCAATGCTGAAGCAACGTCAGCAGAGCAAAGGATGATGTTGCCCTTCCCACGACGAGTTCTCTGAGCAATTGCGTTCGCATCTCTTTCGATTTGGAACAGCAGACCCTTGAACTTCTCAACACTCCAACGTCCGTTTGAATCGATATCGAGGTCGAAGATTCCAGGAGTTGCAACGTTCTGAACAGCACCTTGCTCAGCAACCTTATAGATGGTTCTGATAACTTCGCGGTTGATTTCAGCAAGAATCTCAGTTGAGAGAATGTTTGCTAATTCCGCTTCAGCATTCAGACCATGGATTGCCTTGAGGTCCTGAGCAAGCTCAAGTGAGTACTCAGCTTTCAGAGCACGTGACTTTGCAGTAACAGTGACTTTCTCGATTGAGAATGCCATCTGGTTGAAGGCATCAGTTGTGTTGCCGTCAAGATTTTCTGCATCACCCGTTGCCATTCCCTGACCAACATTATATGGTGAGGGGTTGGTTGTAGCAGTACCAACTGGGTTTAGAACTGAAGGATTGGTGCCTGACTGAGCAGTAGTACCAAAACCAACAGGACCATCAGAATAACCTGCGGTTTCATCGAAACCAGCATCGTTTCCTGAGAATGCTGAATCTACTTCGTTATAGAAGGTTTCTGCACCAGACTGATTCTGATAACGTGAACGCATTGCAAAGATAAGTCCAGTAGGACCACTCATTGGTTGAACACCAGCCAGATCATATGCGATCAGGTTAGGCATTGAACGACGGATGAGTGAAATCAGAACTGGATCAAAACCTGCGGTAGGACCACCAGCAAGTGATGCAGCGCCACCGAATCCGCCAGAACCACCAGCAGCGTTAGCACTGTTGGTTGGGGATTCCATGAGGTTGTGCATTGAGCCGTGCTCAAATGCAGACTGCTCTCTTAAAAACTTTTCTTGGTTTTCTAGCAGGACAGCGGTTACAGCTCTTCTGTGCGAATCTTTGATTGGATCAAGACCCTCATAGTTGAGGAGAGGTGCCCACTTTTCCTGCAATTGTTCGGAATGGAACATTTGCTTTTACCTTTTTACTAAAGTGCGTTTTTGGGTTTGATTAATATTAAATTCAGTTTTTAGCAACTGCCTTAAGAGTCTGCAGATAAGCAGCCATTGTACCTGAAATATTTTCAGGTGAACTGTCTACTTGCTCCGATAGACTTTCAGATTTTGCTTTTGGAGACTTTGTGCTTGAGAAATATGATTCTCTGAGCATCTCCATTTTTTCACGATATTCTTCTTCACTTTCAAACTCAACACTTTCGGCAAGTGAAGCGAGCTTGTCTTTCTGAGTAGCAGCAAGGCCCTCAGCGACTTTTTCAAAGATTCCTTCTGCAACCGACTCTGCGAGACGTTTGTTTAGGGAAACATTCTTCTCAATTTGCTCGTTGAGTTTTGTTTCCATGTCATCAAGTTTTTCTACCATGCTCTCAAGAACATCATATTTATCTTCAGGGATTGTTACATAATGTGCTTCAAAAAGATCCTTCATTCCTGAAAGGAATGATTCTGTCATTTCTGTCTTAAGACCGTTCTCGATAACGAGTGCATTTTCTTGCATCCACTCGTCAGCAACATACTCAAGATAAGCATCAACACGCTCACCGAGGATTGATTTAATTTCTTCAACTTCCTCAACAAGAGCAACTGCATACTGCTCTTCAAGCGATTCCTTGATTTCTCCAACCTTAGAACGGAGAGCAGCTTCAAAGATGGTACGTGCCTTCTCTTGGAACTCTTCGGAAAGTTCCTCACCAGATAGAAGAGCATTTACATCTTCTTCAATATCAAAAGATTCCTCCATCTCTTCTTCGTCTTCTTCCTCTTCTTCTTTCTTGCCTTTTTTCTTGCTGCCCTTTTCTTCCTCTTCTTCTTCTTCCTTAGCTTCGGAAACTGCTTCCTCGTCT